TGTAGAAGAGTTTGAATTTATAAAAGTAGCTATTCAGCAAAAAACCAAAAGTCTTATTGACTACATGGATGGATCAAGAAAAATAGCTGTAGGCATTGAGCGAATGAATGAAGAATATCTTCAAGAACAAGCTTCCAGCATTGCTGAAGAAGAGTTTGAAAAAGAACTTGAGAAAGTTACAGGCAAGAAAAAATCAAAATTTTTCTATAGCAAAAGGACAAACCAAGCACCGTATGGTTTGAAAAAAGACGGCACGCCTAAGAAAAAATCAGGTCGTCCAATAAAGGAGCACTTCTAATGACACCAGAACGTATCAATGAAATTTTCCGTGGCCTTAACCTAGAAGAGAACCACAACTTCCTTGAAGAGGATCTGAAGCTAATCGCTGAAGCCTATGCAGAAGAAGGCGCCAGACAAGAGCGCGCAGGCTGTATCAAGGTGGTTACTCAGTTGAACCGAGTGGTCGGTGAGAAGCTGGCCGAAGTTAGGGGAAAGTAATGCTTCACCTCATTGTATTTTTGGTGATTGCTTTTTACTTTTTTGAGTTGTTTGAATAAAAAGACCCCCACCAGCAAAGGTGGGGGCATAAGAGGCAACTGCTTGCCTTCACAGGTGGAGACACACCAGTGATCTTTATCGAATCCTATTGCCCATAGGATCAACATCTGTATCTTCTAAAATGAATTCTTCTGGATGCTGTTGTAAATAGCGATCACGATCCTTTGCGCTAAGCATCAACTGGGTGGCCAAAGCACCACCACCTACTAATGGTCCAGCTACCGCACCCATCCAAGGAGTTGCGGCACCAGCAATGGAACTTAATCCTGATGCAAGGGCTTCACCTTTGGCGCCTATTTCATTCCTGTTGTAGACGTCCTGCGCGCCTGCTAGTAATCCATAACCACCAATTGCAGACTTTAAAGGCCAACTTACTAACTTTGATGCCCAAGACAGAGGAGAAACTGCTTCTCCAGTTTCTGCGGCCGCAACCTTACCCCTATCAATCAAACGCTGTGTGAGATCTGGGCTTTCACCCGGCTTGGCGATTCCGTAACGTTCTGCCATGCGGCCAGATATCTTGCCCTGTGGCTTAATGCGTTTGTACTTGGCGTTGACGTCTTCAACAGTGCCTTCACCAACGCCGTAGCCAGTCTTCGTGCCCCATTTGCCGCCGGGCGTATCGCCAGCGCCAAATTTTCCTTTTATGTAATTGCTTGCAGTCCTAAAACCATAATCAAGTGCATCTTTTTTTGCATTAACAATCGCCGCAATTTCACCAGCAGTTCCACCTAAGCCAGCCCCTATAGCGCCTGCCATAACAGGACTGTTTTGGTTTTCCTTGTACACAGGGCCAGCCGCAAGATTTTGGTTTGTTAATCTTTGGGTTTCTGCCGCAGATTGATATGGCGCTTCCTCTTGTTCAGGTGCTTGAGTTTCATTCGCTTGGGCTTCAAAAGTAGTTTTTGGCAAATCACCGCCATAATACTTTCCAACCTCATACATATGCTTGATAGTTTCATCTGGCAAATCAGCCAAATCTCCAGAAGCATAAAACTTGTTGCGCGCTTCTGTACTTGCGTTGTAACCAGCTAAAACTTTGTATGGGTCGTTACCAATTTTTTCATTGCTCGTTAATTCTTTGAGCAAAGAAATTCCACCAGCAATGTTTTGTTGCAGATTTTTTGGATCTACATTAAATCCTTTGGCAGTTTCTGGCATGAGTTGCATCACACCATAAGCACCTTTTGGTGATAACGCTTCTGGATTAAATTTGCTTTCTTGCATGACCATAGGCCAAACAAACTCTGGATTTATTCCTTGCCTTCTAGCTTCTTTATCAATCGCTAAAGCAATTTGCAAACGATCACCATGAATAATGTCCTTGTGTTTATTCAAGAACATTAACTGTTTGTTAGTCAAATCAGATAATGATGAGGTGTCCAGTTCCATTGCAGATCCTTATGGCAAGAGGCCACGTTTTTTCATCTCAGCTTCAACAGATGCGTTTGTATGTGTTTGGGGATTATTTGCAGTATTAGATTTTGCAGGTGCAGTGGCCGTAGGACGTACTTCAACCTTTGGCTCAATCTGCTTGTACTGCTTTTTCAATTCAGACAAAGTAATAGGCGCTGGGTTAGTAGCAATTTGTGTTTTTAATCTGTTGTGCTCTCTCTGGAACTCTTCATTCTGTGGAGAAATCAAGAAGTCATCAGCAGATACGCCAGCTTTTCTGGCCTTGTTGTAGTTCTTGTATTGATCCACATGGTACTGAGAGTCGTGGAGCATCAAAGCAACCTTACGACGGAATGCGTCTTGTGGGTCTTTTATAGATGGGCCAGACAACTCATCGATATGTGTCAAATAGTTTGTTGGGTTGGCTTGTGTGGAACGTATCAAGTTAATGTTCTGCTGGATCAAGCTAACCAACGTATTGAAGTCGTTAATTTGTTTTTCAGAAGCTTTTGATCTGATCAAGTTTTCACGGGCGGTTTCAACAAACTTGGGGAAGCTACCAGATTCAGCAAGCTTACCAGCCATACCAAGTGGATCGCCGTTTTCAAATAAACCAAGCACTTTGTCCATACCGGGCTTACCCGCAAGCTCATACAACGACTCTTGCACGCCAACCGCCCTCTGCGATGACTCTGCAAACTTGCTAAGATTTTCAATCCTTGCACGATCAGATTCAGTCTGCGCACTTTGCAGTTGCGTAGTTAATTTCAACTGTTCAGTCAAAGGCAGTCTTGCCCAGTCTTCTGCTGTGCCTTGATAGCCAAGAGGTGGCTTGTTGGGATTCACGACGGAGCTGTCTACCTTTGCACCGCCAGCACCCGTGGCAGGCAGGCCGGGGATCAGGCTCTTTACATAATCGTAGTTTGCATCCACAAACTCTTTAGGGAATGCGGCATATAAATCAGCCTTAGTTTTTGCTGTTCTTATTGCTTCCGCAAAGTCCGCAAAGGTACCGCGCTGGTTGGTAAACTTTTCTTGCGCCAAACGACCAACTTCTTTGTCGTATTGAGCGATGAATGCGACGTCTTCGGGGGTGAGGCCACCCGGCTTCTTGATGCGTTCATTCAACAACTCATTCGCTGTTTTCTTCTGTTGCAGGCCAACACCCATGGCAGAAGTCTGCGCACGTATTTGAGCGATCGTAGGCGCTACAGCACGCTGTTGTTCTGTGTTCTCGCCGAGCACATCAAACGCAGAACCTAAAGAAGCACCAAAACCACCTAGTTGTGGCTTCAAAAAAGCAGAGGAAATCTTGCCCCAGTTTGGATTAGCGTAGCGCTCTTCCAAAGCTTTGGCATAGTCCTCATTGGCTTGCATCATTTGTCCCCATTGATCGGTGATGGCTTTGTCTGTGTTGACGCCAGCAAGGTTCAAGTTGGACATGTCTACCGCCGCCTTGACGCCGGGCAACATCGTTAACGGTGCTTTTGTGTCTGACATGATTTATTCCTTACTCTTGAACAGGATCAAAACTGTTGCTACCAGTGTTGTACGTATATTGGCTACCAGTATTTGGATCTGTATAAATACCATTTCCAGCATAGTCAAGGCCATTTTGAATAGCCGCCGCATTACCTGCATTACTTGTCAAGTTATCAACTGTTTGCGTATTGTTCCCAGTTGTATCAGTATTTCCATTGATAGGATTTGATCCAGTCAATGTGTTGTAAGCGCCTTTTAATCCGCTAGTCAAACTAGCAAATGGCGTAATACCTTGTGCGTTAGGCGTAAACAAGTTTGCAGTACCAGTGATAGCGCCACCAACAAGTGACAGTGGAGAAGCCTGTGCAGTAGTCTTGGTAGTCGTTGGCACGCTGTAACCACGCAACAAGCCAGACAATGTAGACAAGTTGGTCAATGGGAACAGTTGCTGGTTCTGGGCAATAGTCTGCTGTTGGCCACCCAAGGTAGACAAAGCATTGATATCAGCCAAGCTCAAGCCTTGCTGTTGTCCTGCTAGGTTGCTTTGTGCAGTTCCAGCTTGTGTTAGGTTCTGTTGGCCAGAGGAAGCTAATTGACCTGCTGTGCTACCGATTTGTGCTTGCAATGCGTTTTGCTGTCCTGCGGCACCCAGCGCTGTGTTGTAACCAGTGTTCAGTGCGTTGTACTGCTGATTCAAGATATCGCGTTCAGCATTAGACAAAGTCTGTCCAAGTACCTGAGCACCACGCTGTGAGCCAAATTGGCCACTGCCTACAGCGCCAGCAACTGCATTGGGTGCTAAGTTTTGTTGAATATTGCGTTGACCTACATCACCCAAAGCATTCACTACGTTAGTGATGTATGGGCTCATGTATGAGCTTGCTAGTTCAGCAGGACTTTTTCCAGCAGTTTGCAAATAAGGTGTGGCCGCACTTAATGGAGCCTGAGCACCTGCCGCCGCACCTAGGGTTTGTCCAGCCGCTTCTAGCGTTGGCTGGTAGGTTGCAGGCAAGTTTCCAACGTTTTGGAACGCTTGTTCTTGCAGGGGCTGGGCACCGACGTACTGTGCGCCAGTAGCCGCAGTAGTGCCTGCGCCAGCGAGGTTGCTCAGATAATTGTTATAAAAATCTGGTGCTACCGTCGCCTGTTGTTGTGAACTTTCTAATAGGTTTGCCATATTTAACCTTTCGCCATCTTGAGATAGTCAAGAGGGGATTTTGCCTTTGGTGGAATTTTACTCGTGGGTGCCGATCTTTTGTGGGCTCTGATCTCTTCGCGCATTGCATCTAGCAACTTAGCTCCTGCCTTGTTGTCACCCTTACCAATCGCGGTGACAAAGCTTGCAGGAAATACGTACTCGCCATCAGCGATCTTGGCAGGCACTGGTTGGCCACCCTCTGATTCGCGGTGAGGAATTTGACGACGGAACTTCTCCAGCGCTTCTGCGCCAGCCTTGCTAGAACCGTCACCAAGCGCCGCAACTAGGTCAGCGTCAGCTACATAGTCACCATCGTGAAGCATGGCTGGAATGTCGTCTGATTGGCCTGTACCCTTACCTTGGGCGTAATAGCCAGTCAATCCTGTAATGAATTCAGGTTTATGGCCTTTGGGTGCGGCCTCTGTGTACTTGGATGGAAGGCCACCAGCCGCTAAGTGCGGTTGCCTGCTACCTATGCTACCGAAAATATTTTTCAAAGCACCAAGACGTGATGGCATTTGCACCACTGGCGCAGGTGGCAACATGTTTGGATTAGTCTTTGTAATTGTTGGATTAAATACAGATTGATCATAAGAATCTGTTACAGAGCTACCACTAGCATAAGAGTTAATTGAGCCACCATTTGCCACAAGTTTTGTGTTGTACATGCTCGCATTTAATGGGGTAGTAGATGTATCAGCTTCAAAAGGAACAATTCCACGAGCTTGTAATGCCTCTTTTAATTGAGGATCAAGCGATGCGTAAAGTTGTTGTAATTCCTGAAGTTTTGCTGGGTCAGTAATTGTGTTCTGACTTGTTGTGTCTTTTGGCCCAAGGTACTGCGCCTCGCTAGACAGAATTGGGTCTTTATAAACCTGTTGGCTGAGAGAAGTTGGCGTACTAGATGCACCTATCGACGAAGCGGCTCCAGCCGTTGTTGGCGCTAAAACAGCATTAGCTAAATAATTTAGACCAGACTTGATGGTGCTAGTCTTTGTTGGGTCATATGCCTCTGGTGGCGTCTGCGCTGGAGGAGGAAGAACTGCCGCAGTATCCAATGGGGTCTGAGCATTAGACAGCCCTGTAAGGTCTGCATTTTGTTTTACGCTATCTAGGTTGGTGCCAGACGTATCAGTCAATGGTGCCTGTACTACGCCTGTATTGCTAGGCACAAATGCGCCTGTAGTCTCATCGTAGTAGCCAGCCCCTGTAGACGCTGGAGGTGTAGCTAAAGGCGCAGGCAGGGGCACTGAAGTGTCAGCCGCTAATACGTCTTGCTCAGTTGGGCTAGGTGCGTTGTTGTATGTGTTCTCTGCTTGTTGTTGCGACCAATTTTGTAGATTGGTATCGGATATTGCATTTGCGCCTGCGCTAGTTCCTGCGCCAACTACTCCAGATGTCAAACCAGATGTAGCGCCTGCGATTGGATCTCTTCCAGACAACAAAGATTGTGTAGCGCCTGAAGCGGTTGATCCAACAATTTTTGCAATCGTAGGATCTGCCAAAGGAGCAGGAACAGCATCTGGCGTAATAGTTGTAGGCGAAGAAACTGCATCACTAGCAAGACTTCCTACTTGTTGGCCTGCATAAGCCAAAGCGCCTTTTTCTAAAGCTTTATCTAAAGGTACACCTTGACCTACAGCATCTGCTGTAACAACAACTGGTAAAAGTTCAGGTGCAACAATAGCTGTAGTAATAGTTGCAATCGCACCTACTGGATCTTTTTCTATACTCTTTGCAGTATTGTCAATAGCCGTAGAAACTTGGTCTACGGCCTTTTCAATTACGTTACTTACGGATGATACGGCTCCCATTTAAAAGTTCCTCATACTTTTGCCATCCAGTTGTATTCTGGACGGTCAGACTGCTGAACTTGAACACCAAGTCGAGCAAGTAATTTAATGATTCCCTCGTTATCAGCTTTTCCATAAACAGCCTTGATAGGCGTCTTACGGATGCTATCGATAAAAATTGGGACGACACGCATCAATTCCGCAGGTGAATCTACGGTGTACAAATGCAGTTCTGCGTTGTTATTGCCAATATTGACAATCAATAAAACGCTATTGCCAGCAGTGACTATCGTGCCTTTTTTATCTTCTAAGACAGACGATACATAGCTCAAAACCTTTGCTGGTTCTATGCCATGTTGTTTTGCGTCTTCTGCAATGATTTCTGATGGTGTCATACTGTCCCTAAATTCATTATTCCAACCATCTGCTCAGCCCAGTCTTGCCATTTTTCAAATAGTCTTTGGTCTGGGATAGCAGATTGCGCAAAGTAGCCGATACCGTTGATACCGTCTACCCAATCTCTCCACTTTTCTTCTGGCACAGTACCAATGTCGTTTGACGAAAACAATTCCGCCATCAACTTGTTGTACTGCGACCAGTCCATGCCGCGTGGATCGTAGGTTATTGCCATTATGGGTTACCTGTTCCGCGAACGTCGCCTGTATCGAGGTTCAAAAGCACTTTACCCATGAAATAGTTGCCGTTAAAGGTGTTAGAGCCAAAACGCATACGCATCTCACGGCGCTGTTCACGCATGTCTACCTTCAAGGTATCAGCGTCAAAGTAGTAGGGATCTGATGGCTGGTCAGTGTCATCAGCGTAGCCCTTACCAGTGACAATCAAGTACATCTGCTCAGATTGAACAAAGTCAGGTTCCACCCTCTCACAGCGCGTCCAGACGTTGTCGCCCGGCTGTGCTGTCGAGCCCACCAACCCTGAATAAGTACCAAGTGCAGGCGTCTCAAAGTACGAGTCAATCGCATCCACAAAGTTCAGGTAGATTTGGTTGGTACCTGTCTCGTGTTGCCACAGCGTGTAGGTGCCGATGTTGTTCTCTTCGTTGCCAGCCCAAATGGGTTGGCGGAAGACTTCAGAGAAAGTGCCTGCGGAGCGATACGCCCCGGGGGACTGCCCAGCGTCGTACCAAACCTTCTCCCGCACGTTGTAGACAATCGCATCGTTGCACTCAGTCGCATCCCCACGTGGATAGAACCACCATATCTCACCCCAACGCGGTACTTTTGTACACCACACTTTTTGTCGTTGGTTGTAGTTCAAGTTATCAAAGAACCAATTCATGTTCTGCGTATTAGCTATTTCTTGCACAACACCGTTGTACATCAGGAATCTATCTACGCCAGCCCAGTAAAAAATACCGTCATACTCAATCACGCATGATGACGACATGATTGAACTCTGGCTTGTAATTAGGTCGTACTTCCAATAGAAGTTAATACCGTTCACTGTAGAGGGTGCATAGGTGACCCGTACCACGGAATCTAATGTCCAGAACAGGCCAGCAGGCGAAGTTGTACCTCCACGCAGGGGTAGCCCTTTGACTACCTTACCAGTCGATACAGATGTCTCGTTGGCGTCCGCAGACACCCAATCATTGAAGTTGCCTGCTGAGCTGTTTTTGATCAGCCCATAGTTACCATAGACAAAAAGGTAAGGGTGGAGCATTACCACGCCACCAGACACAGATACGTTGGCATCAAAGGTCAATGTAACGGTGCCAGAGGCTGTAGCGTTAGCGCTAAGAACTGCTGTCCATACACTACCCACAGTAGATGCAGATACAACGGTTGTATTAGCTGGAATACCTGTGCCAGTTACTGATAAGCCTGCACCAATCGCTACATTGGTGGTTGCAAAGGTGACGTTCTTTGAACCGCTAGTGGTTGTTCCAACGGCAGTAAACACGCCTACAGGAGCTAACGTGGTGTTAGGGAATTGGCCATACAGAGGACGCGTGTTGACGATTGAAGAAATGTCGTACAGGTTTTGCCCTGCGTGCGCGATTAAGTTATTTACACCACCGCCTGTTGAGTCATAACCAATGTCAAACTGCCACACGTTGTTAGCGTTAGCGGTGAACCCAGTCATTGTGAAATCTACTGGGCCTGATCCAACACCGTCATCATTGTCAGTTGACCATTGTTGTAACTTGTCGTTAGTGCCAGATATGACGTAGTTCAAACCATTGGTAGAACTCATAGTCATTCCACGCGATATACCAGAGGCGTTCAAGAAGATGCCACGGTAGCCACCCATCTTGCGGGGTAGACCGTTTTGGAAGCGGCACCACTGGCCATCTACATAAGAGGGCGCATTGAACAAGGTGCCATCGCGCTGGATGCCCGGCTTAATCTGGAGGGCAACAACCTTTGCTGTCATGTAAACGTACCCCCAGCAATACCGTTAGGCACCGCTAAACCACCTGATGACAATGTCATCCCATTTGATCCAGCCGCAGAGAACCCTAGCTGTCCACTAGCCGCCAAGTACAAACCTGTCGTAGCGTCACCAGTAAATGACAACGAAGGCGATGCGGCAGAACCGTTGCCAATTGTTAAGTTGTTAATCGTGCTTGATGTTGATGTCTGAGCGTTATAGACGTTAGTTCCATCACACACAGCAATGATCGTTTGACCTTGTGGCAGAGTAACCGTTGTAGCCCCTACCGCTGTTGTTTTGAACGTCAGGGTGAATGAGCCTGTAGTCTTGTTTTGCAAAGAATACAGTTGAACTGTAGGTGGCAAAATCACAATACAGTTTGAGGTCAAAGTACCTGTGTACTCTTGGATTAAGCTAGATGCTTCAACCACGCTCAGGGTTACCGTACCGCCAGTAACTACCTTATTTAGCTGGGTAAATACAAACGTAGCTGATTGGCCATAACCGTAAGAGTTGTAGCCTGTAGACCCGTTTGAGACAAGCACAAACGATTCAGACAGTTGAAGCTGAGCTTGTGAGTTGTTGTCGATGGTGTCAGTACCCGCTGGGTAAACGGTCAAGATGCCTGTACCGTTGTTGCGGATCATCACAAACCAGTTATTACCTACGCTAGAAGCAGATGGCAATGTCATGTTGCCTGCACCACTTTGCCAGACAAGGAAAGACGCCCTATCTACATTGGTCATCATGTAGTTAGAGTAAATGCTTGTCAGTGGGTACGCTTGGTTCAGTGTTGTGCTGATTGGGGTTAAGCCATATCCAGCCAAGTCAGCGGCGTTTGCGGCTGAAGTACCTGTTCCAAACGTAACGGCTGACCATGTGCCTTGAACAGTAGTATTGTTGGTTACATAGATGTACTCAGCTACGCCAGATGCAACAGAAATAATAGTTGCATAGTTGGTGTTTTTGACCACCGTAAAAGGATAGGCGCCTACGTTTCGGATCAACGCGCTTTGGCCATCAGACACCTGTGTTGCAGGTGGCATGATCAACTTGAAGCCTGACCCAGATGGCGCAACCTCAATAATGTTGGCTACAACGTCAGAGGTATTGCCATTGATTGGCCACTGTAGTTCTGTATCAGCGGTCAGGGAGACGTACTCATAACCCACCTGTGATGGGTTGATCGTCTGTCCTGTGTAGGGATTGGTATATGTTGTCATGTTAAGAGTCCACGGCTATAGCTGAACGATCACCAACACGTGCGACGTCTTCTGTCTTCAGTGCGGTAATTGCTTCGGTGTATTTTTGCTGAAATATCGCACGCGCATCATTCTTCAAGAACGGCATAGCCTGCAATAGGGTTCCGTACAGCATCGCGTTTGGAGCGTACTGGGTAAGCCAGTTGGTCTGGTTTGTCGAGCTAAGAGGCGCTATACGCTCGTAGTACAGCACCTCAAAGTTGTATGCTTGGTCTGGCGTAGGCGCCAAGTACCAATGCTCGTAATCGGTGTCTGCGTAATACTTCGGCAGGCCAGTGCTAGTCACGTTTGGCCAATAGTTCTTGAGGTACTCAAACTTGCGCAAGAAGACGGGTTCCATAGTCGTACCATTATTGATACTCATAGACACCGTTTTGCGCCAGCGTGCAGGCTTTGCCAATGTAGGCTCGTTTGGGGTAACCGTTGAATTGGCAACCGTCAGTTGGCCTAATGTCTTGATTTCCTGAGCGATTTCAAACTCACACAAGGTAATGAATGTGGGAATAGCGGCGACGACAGCAGGATCACTACGCTCAAGGTACTGAAGCACCGTGCTCGTCAGTGAGTCGTATGTCATCACCCATGATGGTGTCGTTGCCATAATTGCCCTTTATATATACCTTATTGTCCCACTACCTGTTGATGGCGGCAACCCTATGACAGGAAAAGCGCACGCTCATCATTGCGTCTAGTCACAAGTCCTTTTAAGACTTTGCCACCAGCTTTGTTGTACTTCAAGAATTCGTCTGCCGCGCCTTCCATATCCCCGCGAAGAACCTTCTGACGGAGGGTTGAGCGCTGTAGTGTTCCCAGACCAACATTAAAAGCAAAAGAGACGAGGCCATCAAAGTTGCCTTGGGTAAGACTAACTGGGCATAGAGTT